GAGTTCAAAGACGAGGAGCGATCCGAATGCACAGAGCTTTTCTTTAAAAGAAAGTAAATTATTGTATTTGTTGTTATACTTGTAATTCTTATAATTCTTGCAATTATTATTTTTTAGCTGTATAAAGTAGTAGTGGAGTGGCTATGCAATACAAGTCTATTGACGCTGAAATAGTAAAAGGCGCAGAAGGTGAGAGAAAGAATCTTGTCTCTTTCATTGCCTCGACAGCAAGCCCAGACCGGTATGGTGATGTAATCAATCAAAAAGGCTGGTCTTTGGCTAAATACAGAAAGAATCCGGTGATTCTGCTCAATCACAATGCCAACCAACTGCCCATTGGACGTGGTGAAGTGGATGTGATTGATGGCAAACTCATGGTCGATATTGAGTTTGATATGGAAGATCCGATTGGTGCAGAGGTTGCACGCAAAACCAAAGATGGATTCATGAGTGCAGTATCTGTGGGATTCAATCCAATAGAAAGCACACCAAGATCTATGTTATCCAAAGACAATCCATACTATGCATCCAGAGGTGAATACTTTGAGCGTGCTGAGCTTTTGGAAATATCGATCGTTACAATTCCAGCCAACGGAGAAGCTGTGGCAGCAAAGAATTTTATAGGCAATAGCCGAATGTTTAAAGTGTCTGATCTCAAGCATATCATTGATGTGGAGATGGATGGCGATCGTGTGATTGTGACCTATCTCATGCATGAGGATGAGCGCAGAGCAGAAGATCCAGAAGAGATGCCAGAAGAGCAAGAAGGCCATCATGATGAGGATCCAGAAGAGATGGCGTATCATGATGATGAGTCTGAAGAGATGGCCATGGATGATGAGGATGACAAAGACAAAGAGAAACACTTTTTAACAACCATTGAGCGTGAATTTTTAGCGCTCTTCACCAATGAGGAAAAATAGCGATGAGTAACAACGATCGTGCAATGGTCGCAGAAGCCAAGAAGATTTTGGAAGGGATCCGCACCCACCAGAAGAATTCTGAGCAGAAGCTGAGCCAGTTTGCGAAACAAGTTGATGACCTGAAAAAGGCACAGCGATTGATCCAAGAATCACAGACAGTGATCCGTGATTTTGAACACGCCAACAAAGATGAGCAAGAGCTTCGTCACTTTGTAGACACAGAAGGTGTACGCTGGAAAAGCAAGAATGTTGATGTTGCTGTGACTGGCAGAGGCACAATCAAAACACAAGTGGAAGGTCTTTTGGATGCTTCTGAGCCTGTGAATCAATGGCATGCAGATCTCATCAAAATGAATCGTGATCGTGCATTTACTCGAATGTTGATGTCCACACCACACACACCAAAGAGCGATCTCAAGCTTTGGAAGCATCTCCAGAAAGCACCAAGATTCATGAAGTCAGCGATCCAAAAAGCGTTCAATGATTCTGCTGGAGTTGGTGCAGAGTGGATTCCAGACCAATTTGCTTCTGATCTTTACTACAACTTAGAGGATCAAATCCAACTGCCCAGAGTTGTCGCAGACAACATGCAGCGCCAAGCAGTAGAGAGAAACACAATCTTAGTGCCTAGAATGTCTCGTGGTGGTCGTCCTTATCTCAAAGGAACCGTTACCAGTGACAATCCTGCACAATACACACCATCAACCATATCCACAAGCCAAAAATCCATCACAATGACTGGCATGGCTTCTCGTTATGTGATTGATGATCAGGCGGCTGAAGATTCTGCTGTTTTGGCGATTCCAACATTGCAACGTCAAATTGTTATGGACTTGAATGATGCGATGGAAGATGCACTTTTGAATGGTGATTCCGCTGCAACACACCAAGATGACATAGCCAACTGGAATATCAGAGATAGATGGGGCACAAGCCCAGCATTGGGCGGATCCAGCGATCACAGACGTGGTTTTGTTGGTCTTCGTGCAGCTGCATTGGATCGCAGCTGCTCTGACAATCAAGGTGCTGTAACATACACCTTTTCACACTTCCTTGAAGCCCGTGCAGAACTGGGCGAGATTGGAATGATGGATCTTGTGTGTATTACTTCTCCAGAGATGATCATTAAGCATCTTCTTGGACTGGATGAAGTTGTAACCCTTGAGAAGTTCGGCCCACAGGCCACAATCAGAACCGGTCAGCTTGCATCTTTGGCGGGTATACCCATAATTGCATCTCGTTTCATGGGTGCAGATCTTGAAAATGATGGATTGTATCTGGATAGTGGATCCAAGAACAAAACCGGTCTTCTCTTGGTGCACACAAACTCATGGCGCATCTTTGAGCGTAGAGGCATCCTTGTTGAATCTCAAAGAAAGATTGATGTCGGGGCCACTGAGCTTGTTGCTACACGCAGAGCCACACTTGATACACTTGACTTGGATGCAACCAAAAACGTTTGCTATCAGTTCAACATCACCAGCTAATAGAGGTTTGAAATGGAAATAGTTATTTATAAAAAGTTAGAAGTATCTGCCAGTGGCACAGATTCAGATGAGTTTGTACCACTATACCGAAAACTAACCTTGAAAGAGATCCGCCTTGTTGCTGATTCTGCTGTGACTGCGCATGCATCCAATCATGTTGTGCTCAAGTTTATCAAAGGATCTACAACACTTGCATCTCGTGATTTCAGTACTGGCTCTGGCTCCAGCATGTCTGCTGGTGTCGCTGAAGCTTTGTCTTTGAGCGGTGGTGCTGATCTGGATTTTAGCGATCTGGATGAGCTTAAAATCACTTATGACCAAAGCAATTCCGGTATGGCCTTTGATGGTGGCGCTCTGTTTGTCTTTGAGCCAAGAAGAGAAGTTTAAACATGGCCATGGTTTCTGCCACAACCTTGAAAACCTATCTCCCAGAGATTACAGGATCTGCGGCTGACACAGATCTTACCAATCTCTTGGAGCGGGTTGAATGTGCGATCGCTCGTTATTTTGGCTGGGTCAAGCCAGATGCAGCAAGCGATCCACAGCTATTGGCAGCAACCTACACTTTTTATCTAAATGGGCCTACGTTTGGCAACATTGCAGTTTTGCAATTGCCAATTCGGCCCGTAAACTCAATCACTTCGATACACAGTGATGTCAATCGACAATACACGGCTGATACACTGTTATCAAGTGGTGACTATGATCTGGATGGTCTTCTTGGACAGGCCATCTTGGATCCAGTCAATGCCAGTGATGGATTTGATCGGGGCTTCAGAGCGATCAAAGTGGTTGCAAACTGTGGCTATTCTACGCTGCCAGCAGACTTGGAGCATGCTGTTTGTGTGTGGGCCAGCCAACTGCATCGAAACAAAGCCACACAAGGCAAAGACTCCATCACACAAAGAGCAGCAACTGTGAGTATATCACCAAAGAGCATGCCCAAAGAGGTCAAGCAATTTCTGGCTCCTTTTAGAGCACCACAGCAGATTATGTGATTGCCATGGCCCAGCAACTAACATTTGATGATCTTATAAACAGAGTAGACAGAGCGGACAGAAGGCTTCTAAAAACACTTAGAAAGAAGCTGACAATCTTTGCTTTGAAAGCAGAAAGAGAAGCCAAGATCAACGCCACAGACTACCCCAAAGTCAGAACAGGCCGTTTGCGCTCCTCTATAACCGGCCTTGTAGATGCAAAGGATGGCAACCTTCGTGCCTTGTTGCGTGCTGGTGGGAATAGTGGCGGGGCTCCTGTGCTCTATGCAAAATATGTAGAGTTTGGCACAAGAAAGATGGCTCCTAGGCTTTTCATGAAAAGAGGGATTGACGCTGCACTAAAAGACATTGACAAAGAGCTGCAAAATCTTTTCACTGTATCCCTACAGGCAAACTGATGAGCGATTCAAAAATCAGACAAATTACAGAGGCCATCCAAAGCAAAGTGGCTGTGAGTTATGCAAGTGAAACAAGCGGACTGGATCTCTCTGGCAAAGTGGTGATTGGTGCAATTATTGAGCCACCTTATGTGCCGTTTGGTTGCGTTGTATTTTTACAGAGCACTTCTGACTATGGGCAGACTCTTGGACGCTACAGAATCACGGCAAACTTCGAGGTGTACGGGTTTGTGGGTGGTGGTGATGTTTCAGAGCGCACACTAAATGCAATGGACTTGGCCAGTGATATGATCAAAGCCTTGACCACAGATCGCCAACTGGGTATACCTTCTATTGTCGATGACATAAAATGTGCATTTACCGCTGAAGATGGCGATCGATATGGTATAGAAGGAGTAGGAATTTCTTATATACAAATAGAGGTCTTTTATCAGACTGACACAGGTTCATAATGACTTGGTATGATTCAAACTACAAACAGCGCCAACCAGTGGCGATC